ATGAGCCTGCTTGAGGCCGCGCTCTGGTACGCCAAGCACCGTGTCCCGGTCTTCCCGATCCGGCCGCGCGCCAAGGAGCCTTTGGTGCAGGGGAGCTTTAAGGCCGCGGCTACCGACGAGAGGCAGATTCACCAGTGGTGGAGGCAGTGGCCGAGTGCGAACGTCGCAGTGCCAACAGGCGAGCCGAGCGGCTGGCTGGTGGTCGACATCGACCCGCGAAACGGCGGCAACGAGACCATCGAGGCGTGGATCTCGGAGCATGGCCGCTGGCCTGACACCGCGGAGGCCATTACCGGGGGCGGTGGCCGACACATCATCTTCAAACACGTCCCAGGCTTGCGCTGCGGACCGATCGCCCCAGGCGTTGACGTGAAGTCGAGTGGCGGTTACATCATCGTCGCGCCGTCCATCCATCCGAGCGGGAAGCGCTACGAGTGGGACGGCATCGAGGGCGCGAAGGCGCTGCTGCATCTGGCTGAGGCGCCGCAATGGCTGCTCGAGATCGCGCGGAGAAGACAGCGGGCTGTGCGCGCTACTGTGCCATCTAGCGCCGGCTCGAAGATCCCGCGCGGCCGGCGCAACCAGGAGCTCGCATCCGTCGCCGGCGTGCTGCGGGCGCGCGGCGCTGACGTCGAGGACTTGCGGCTGGTGCTGGCGCACCTGAACGCGCGCTTGTGCGATCCGCCCCTCGAGGACGACGAGGTGCTGCGCATCGCTGAATCCATCGCACGCTACGATCCGCACGCGCACCCCGACGATCCGACGGCGCAGCGCGAGTTCGAGCGGCTCGACGAGGACCGCTTCGTCCTGCGGCTGCCCGGCATCGCGTCTGAGCTCGAGGTTGACCGCCTGGCGCGAGAGGGCGGCGCGCTCGTGGGCGAGCTGACTGTGCGCTGCTGGCTGCCCGGGGCCCGGGGCGTCGATGGCGTCGTTTCCTCCGCCGACTTCAATCTGTCGAGCGCACGCGCGAGATCCGAGCGGGCGAAGCTGATCGCAGCGCGTGCCGGCGGCAAGGATGTCGACTGGACCGCAATCCTCGAGGACCTTTGTCAGCGCGTGATGGCAGCGGAGCGCGCCGGTTCGCCATCCGTCGATCTGGCCGTTGCGCCGCTGCCGGACGAGGACGAGGCATGGCACGTCGACGGCCTTCCGCTGCTAAAACATCATCCGACGATTTTGTTCGGAGACGGCGGATCGTGCAAAAGCCTGCTTGCGCTGCACTGCGCAGTGCAGCTGGCGCGGCGTGGAGTCCAGGTGATCTACGCCGACTGGGAGCTGGACGCCGCCGTTCACGCGAAACGCCTCCGGCAGATGTGCGGAGATCCGCCTCGAGGCATCCACTACGTCCGGTGCCGGCTGCCCTTACGCGAAGAGGCGGACGCGCTGCGACGGCTGGCGCGCGACACACGGGCCATGTATGTCGTCGTCGACAGCGCGGCGCTGGCTTGCGACGGGCCGCCAGAGGCGGCTGAGAGCGCGCTGCGGTTCTTCCAGGCGCTGCGCCGCATCGGGCTGGGCAGCCTGCTTATCGCGCACGTGAGCAAAGCGGAGGGCGCCGACTCGAAGCCGTTCGGCAGCGTGTTCTGGCACAACAGCTGCCGCTCCGCGTGGTTCGTCAAGCGCACGGAGGCGGTCGGCGGCGACGAGGTCGTGCAGGTGGGGCTCTATCACAAGAAGGCGAACCTCGGGCGGCTCGAGCGGCCGCTGGCCTTCGAGATCCGCTTCGGCGAGTTCATCACCATCCGTCCGGCCGAGGCCGCGAGCGTGCCGGAGCTGGCGGAGCGGATGACCATCGCGCAGCGGATGGCGCACCTGCTGAAGCGCGGGCCGATGAGTGTTGGTGAGCTGGCCGAGACGCTGAACACAGAAGAAAGCTCCATCCGCACCACCCTGATCCGTAAGCGTGGCATTTTCATGAAGTTATCTGACGGCCGGGTGGCGCTGCTGTCACAGGAATCCTCCGAGGAAATTCAATGAATGCGCGCACCACAGACCGCGCTACACTCGCGCTACATGTAGCGCGCTACATTTCGCGCTACATCCCTCCATCTAGCGCCGCTAAGTTATTGAAAAAAATCAGCGCTACATGTAGCGCTACATCCGCTACACTGCTGCGCTACACCCCTCACTCTATAGGGGTGTAGCGTGTAGCGCTGTAGCGGTAGTGGGCAAGAAAGCGGATGGCGAAGATATTGCGAAGATTCTACCGCCACCGTCAAAGGATTTTTCGGCGGCGTCCGGGGCGGGTAGGCTGATCACACAACCTCGCTAGCGTCAGACCACAAAATGTTGTGGTATTGACAGCATCTGATACAATATATAGTAGGTGAACGTCCATTCCATCCTCCGAGGTGCCCGGCGGGCCATTGCGGCGCGGCTCGCCGGGCGTTCTTTTGCCTGGGATGCGGCGCGGCCTGTCTCGCGGCTGCCGGACTGGAACCCTGCGCCGGCGGCTCCGAACTCGCCTTGGACCTCTCCTGCCGTGCTCCGCGCCAGGGCGCAGCACGAGTTCGCCAACAACGCGGTCGCCCGGCGCGCGGTCGAGAGTTTGACGAACGCCTGCTGGGGAGGCGACGGCGTGACTGCGCTGTTCCTGGACCGCGCGGTGCAGCGCGCCTGGGACCGCTGGACGGCGGTATGCGACGCCGGCGGGCGCCTGGACTGGGTCGCGCTTGGGCGGCTGCTGCTCGAGACGGTCATCGTAGCCGGCGAGGCCTTCGTCGTGCTCCAGGTGGACGAGGCGGCGCCGGGCGTGCCGCTGCGGCTTCAGATTCTCGGGCCCGAGCACCTGGACGAGTCGCGCACGGATGGTTCGACGCTGGCCGGGATCCGCTATGAGGGCGCCCGGTCTGTCGGCTACTGGCTGTTCCCGCGCAATCCGGCGCTGGTGGGGGCTGTGGATTCGGTCTATGTGCCGGCGGAGCGCTGCCTGCACGTCTATCGGCCGCTCGCGCCCGGTGCGATGCGCGGCGTCTCGTGGCTGGCGCCGGTGCTCATCGCGTTGCGCGAGCTCGACGAGTACCTTCAGACGGCGTTGACACGCGCGAAGGTGGGCGCGCTGTTCTCGGGCTTCGTGCGGACGCCGGACGGCAGCAATCCGCTGGCGCAGAACGGCGCCGTACCGGCGCTCGAACCCGGCGTGATGGTTCGGTTGCAGCCGGGCGAGGACATCGAGTTCTCCGAGCCGCCCGACGCTGGCGCGCACTTCGATCCCTTCGTGCGGGCGCAGCTGCGGCGGATCGCAGCCGGGCTGGGCATCCCGTATGAGCTACTGAGCGGCGACCTGTCGGCGGTGACTTTCGCCAGCGGCCGGCACGGCCTGCTCGAGTTCCGGCGCACCGTCGAGGCCGTCCAGTACGCCCTGCTCGTGCCGATGTTCTGCCAGCCGGTGGTCGAGCGCTGGGCGGCGCTGGCGGCAGCGGCTGGCGTGCTGCCGGCGGACGCCGACGCAACGGTCCGGCGCTGGGTGGCGCCTGAGGTGGAGATGCTCGACCGGCGCGCGGAGGTGCTCACGGACCTGCTCCGCGTGCGCGCCGGCTTCACGTCGCGGTCCGAGGTTGTGGGCCGCACTGGATGGCGCGCAGAAGATATCGACCGCGAGATCGCCGATGACAACGCGCGCGCCGATGCGCTGGGGCTGACTCTCGACAGCGATCCGCGCAAGACCACGCAGCAGGGACAGCCGACGCCGGCGGCGGAGGCGGAGCAATGAAGCAGTGGCGGCGCGAACGCGACGACCTGGCGTATGCCTGGAGCTTGGTGAAGAGGCTTCAAGGCGTGCTGAATTGTCTGCCGGAGCGCAGGCTGGGGCAGCTGGCCGACCTGCGTGACGTGCTGGAGAAGTTTCATGGACCTGTTGATCCGAAACGCGAATTTGGAGCCCGCGACGTTCGACGCTGAGGCCGGCACGGTGACGGCGGTCTTCTCGACCGGGGCCGAAGTGCGGCGCCGCGACCTGCAGGGCGAGTTCCTGGAGCGGCTCTCTCTCGAGCCCGGCTCAGTGAACCTTGAGCCGCTCATCGGGGCGCCGGTGCTGAACGCGCATCGGCGCGACCGGGTCGAGGACGTGCTGGGCACTGTCGAGGCCGCGTGGCTCGAGGAAGGGCGCGCGCTGGCGCGGCTGCGCTTCAGCCGGCGCAGTGACGCGCAGGGAATCGTCGAGGACGTGCGCGCCGGCGTGATCCGCAACGTCAGCGTTGGCTACGAGGTCAACGAATGGCGCGAAGAGCGGCGCGATGGCCAGCGCATCAAGACAGCAGTGCGCTGGACGCCGCGCGAGGTTTCACTGGTTCCGCTGGGAGCGGATCCGGGGGCGACAATTCGGGCAAAAGGAGTAGAAGATATGGAACATGCAAATGAGTTGCAGGTGCAGGCGCGGAGCATTGCGGCCGCGCTCGGCCTGCCGGAGGCGGCCGCTGACGCAGCGGCCGAGCATCATCAGAACCTCGCCGCGGTGCGGGAGGCGCTGATTGCCGAGGCCGCGCAGGCGATCCCGCCGATCGACAACCGGCAGCCGGCTGTCGTAGTGCGCGACTCGCGCGACGGGCTCATCGAACGGATGGCCGACGGCCTGTACTCGCGCATCGACGCGCGCCACGAGCCGAAGGAGGGCCGCGAGTTCGCCTATGCGCGCTTCGCGGACCTGGCGAAGCGGCTGCTCGCGGAGCGCGGGCTGTCGACGCTGGGCAGCCCGACCGAGCTGCTCGCGCGCGCGCACACGACGAGCGACTTCAGCGCGCTGCTGGCCGAGGTGTTCAACAAGAGCCTGTTCGAGCTCCGGCGCTCGCCGAGCCCGGTCGCGCAGGTGTTCCGCCGCACGACGATGAGCGACTTCCGCGCGCGCCACATTCTCGAAGTGAGCGACGGGCCGGCGCTCGCGCAGGTGAACGAAAACGGAGAGATCACCTTCGGCACCATCGAGGGGCGCGAGCTCGCGAGCTACAAGCTGGCGAGCTATGCGCGCGGCTTCAGCGTGAGCTTCCAGACGCTCGTGAACGACGACGTCGGCGCGCTCGCTGATCTGTCGGCGAAGATGAGCCGCGGCGCCCGTGCGTGGTTCGAGTCGTTCCTGGTCGACACCGTCATCGCGAATCCGAAGCTCGCCGATGGCAAAGCGGTCTTCCACGCCGACCACAGCAACCTGGCCGCGACGGGCACCGTGCCGACCAATCAGGACATCGCGGCAGCGCGGCTGGCGATCCGCAAGCAGGTGGATGCCAGCGGCAATCCGATCGGCGTTGCGCCGCGCTACATCCTCGCGCCGGCGAAGTACGAAAACTTGATCGATCAACTTTTGGCGCAGCTGTATCCCACTTCGAGCTCGCAGGCGGAGACGGCGGCGCGCGGGCTCACGCCGGTGATCGAGCCGCGTTTCGACCTGCGCAATCAGATTGCGTGGTATTTGTTCTGTGATCCGGCCGACGCTCCCGTGTTCGAATACGCCGAGCTGTCTGGCTACGAAGGGCCGCGCGTCGAGTCGCGCCCGGGCTGGAACACGCTCGGCACGGAGTTCCGCGTGGTCTGGCATCTGGGGGCCGGCGCGATTGATCACCGCGGCGCCTTCAAGAATCCAGGGAGCGCTTCGTGACGCTGGCTGAGCTTCAAACAAAACGCGACGAGATTGTTCGCACGCTCGGCGTCCTGAAGATTCAGTTCGGCGAGCGCAGCGTGGAGTACGGCCGCCAGGTGGAGGCGCTCGCGGCGATCGACCGCGAGATTGCGCGCCTGACTGCGCCGGAGCAGAGAGTATTCCAGATCAAGAGCTCGAGAGGTCTCGAATGAAGAACTATGTCCAGGAAGGAAAGACGCTGACCGTCACGGCGCCGTCGGCGGTGACGAGCGGCCAGTACGTTGTCGTGGGCGCCATCCGCGGTGTCGCGGCCTACGACGCTGCATCGGGCGAACCCGTGGAGCTTGCCACCGAGGGCGTCTTCATGCTGCCGAAGGTGGCGGCTGAGGACATTGCCGTCGGCGACCTGTTGTATTGGAACGGCACGGCCTGCACGAAGACGCCTGGCACGGGCTCGAAGCCGCTGGTGGGCGTGGCGGTGAAGCCGGCCGCTGCTGCGACGGGCATCGTCACTGTCAAGCTCGGCGCCGCCGGCCAGACCGGGCCAGCGTAACAAGCTCCCGGCCGAAGCGCTGGGAGACTCGAAGTAGTCGAGCTTGCCCGGGCGGCCTGCCTTCCGCCCGGGCCTCCCTTGCGCTTGGTCATTGCACTTGGTCATAAAATGCCCCGGGCGAAACAGCAGCGCGCAGCGGTCTCGAAGGCGGAAGCCGACCGGCGCAAAGCCGTCGCCCTGGCCGAGCTGCGCGAGCTCGAAGTGCGCCAGCGGCGCGGCGAGCTGCTGGAGGCCTCGGCGGTCGAGCAGCGTTGGGCGGCAGGGCTCGCGTCGCTGCGCGACCGGCTGCTGGCGCTGCCGGACCGCGTCGCGGCAACGGTCGCGGGCCGCAGCGAAGTGGAAGCGCGCCGTCTGCTGCGCGATGCGCTCGAGGAAGCGCTGCGAGGGATCCATGCCGACGGTTGAAGAGGTCTGGCGCCGCGCTCTCGATGCGCTGCTGCCGCCGCCTCAGCTGACAGTGAGCCAGTGGGCGGACGGCTGCCGCATACTCGGCAACACGTCGCCCGAGCCGGGGCCGTGGCGCACGGACCGCACACCGTACCTGCGCGAGATCATGGATTCGCTGTCGCCATCATCCGACTGCGAGAGGGTGGTGTTCGTGAAGTCGGCGCAGGTGGGCGGAACCGAGGTGCTGCTCAATGCCTGCGGATACTTGATGCATCATGCACCTGCGCCGATCCTGCTCGTGCAGCCGACGGTCGAGATGGCGAAGCGATTCTCGAAGCAGCGCCTCGACGACCTGATCGAGAGCACGCCGGTGCTGTGCGGCCGCGTGAAGGATCCGCGCTCGCGCGACTCGGGCAATACGGTCCTGATGAAGGAATTCAGCGGCGGCGTGCTGATCCTGACGGGCGCCAATAGCGCCGTGGGCTTGCGGAGCTTGCCGGCAAAGTACGTGCTTGCCGACGAGCTCGACGCCTGGCCTGCGGACGCAGACGGCGAGGGCGATCCGTTGCACCTGGCAGTCAAGCGCACCGCAGCGTATGGCACGCAGCGCAAGATCCTGGCAGTATCAACCCCGACGATCGAGGGCGTGAGCCGCATTGAGGCGCTCTATCGGGTCAGCGATCAGCGGCGGTACTACGTGCCCTGCCCGCGCTGCGGGCACTATCAGGTGCTGGCGTGGGGGAATGTCATCTGGGATGAAGGGCAGCCTGAGACGGCGCGCTACCGATGCGAGGCCTGCGCCGGCCTGATCGAGAACTGGCAGAAGACCGAGATGCTCGCCCGTGGTGAGTGGCGTCCGACGGCGGCCGGAGACGGCCGCACGCGCGGCTACCATATCAGCGCCCTCTACGCGCCCGTAGGGTGGCCGTCTTGGGGAGATCTGGCGCGCGAGTTTCTCGAGGCGAAGAAGACCCGCGAGACGCTCCAGGTGTGGATCAACACTGTACTAGGCGAGACGTGGAAGGATGAGGCCGCCGTGCCGCTGGAGGCCGACGTGCTGTACGCGCGCCGCGAGCCGTTCGCCGCGGAGGTTCCTGCCGGGGTGTGCCTGCTCACTGCGGGCGCCGACGTCCAGGCGGACCGCATCGAGTTGGAGGTCGTCGGCTGGGGCGCCGGCGAGGAGAGCTGGAGCATCGGCTACTTCGTCCTGCATGGCGACACCGGGCAGCCGGAGGTGTGGTCTGACCTGGACCGGCTGCTACTGCGGCAGTGGCGCCACGAGAGCGGCCTGCAGTTGACCATCGCCGCTGCCTGCATCGACGCCGGCTTCGAGACCGAGACGGTCCTGGACTTCGCCCGGCCGCGGCGCGGCCGGCGCATCTGGGCGGTGAAGGGGCAGGGCGGCTTCGGAAAGCCGATCTGGCCCCGCAGGGCATCGACAGGCGGCCGGCATCGCGGCGAGCTGTACCTGATCGGCTCCGACACCGCGAAAGAGAAGGTCTACTCGCGGCTGCGCGTCGCGCATCCCGGGCCCGGCTACTGCCACTTCCCGCTGGACCGCGCGCGCGACTGGTTCGAGCAGCTGGTCTCGGAGCGCATCATCGTCGAGCGCGGCGAGCGGAAGTTCTCGAAGCCTGCCGGCGTGCGCAACGAAGCGCTTGACTGTCGCGCCTACGCCACGGCGGCGCTGCACGCGCTGTACATGAGCGGCTTCCGGCTGGACGACCACGCCCGCGCCTTCCGCGCGCAGCTTGCGCCGTCGCCAGCCGTGCCGGCACCGGCAGCGTACCAGGTGGCGCGGAGCTCATTCGTACACGGGAGGTGACCGATGCTGACTCGAAGGACCGGCGAGCGGTGGCTGGATACGGAGGCGCGGCGGCGGTGGATCGACTTGCTCGAGTGGTGCCTGCGCGAGACGCCGCCCGGGCGCCGGCAGCCGGAACCGTGGCTGGAGCACGAGCAGCCGTGGCTGGACGAGGAGCTCCGGCGCCGCTGCAGCGTCCGGCGCGGCGAGGAGTGA